GGGTGGACTTGCCTGCACCTGGCGCAACGTTTAGTACTAAAAACTCTTTTTCTTCCGATTCTAAATATTGCACAATCTTGTATGCGGCCTCAACTTGCCAAGGGGAAGGTACACGCCCCAAATAGTATGACCTAAAGAAATCAAAATCCTGTAAACCCCTTTGCGCTTCAGGACACAACCTGTCTTTAGGTATCGCTGGAGGCAGTTCTGATGCGACATCTAGGATGCGCATGGCACGAGCCTGGACTCCACCATCTTTACGTTTCGATGCTGACTCTTCGGCACGGGCTACAGCTAGTTCTGCCATAGCACTCTTTTTGCGTATCTCCCATTTCGATGCAGTATTAACGTGTATCCCTGCGATACGTGCCGCTTCGGTTAGGGTCATGCCGGATGCGCGGGCCTGCCAAAAACGGGCTTTGTCTGCTTCACTAACTACACGTTTAGTTCCCATTAGATGTTTGAAACAATATCATAGGTGTGGTATCATGCACGTAATTCAACAAGACCTTAACGTCGGGATGACAGTGAAGGCAAGCACAGGTTGTACACCGGTTGCATGGTGCGGGACGTAAACAGGGAAACCTGGGTAGATGTTTCCTGCAACCAACAAGTATCCACGGCTCAACCTTGCCCTGTTGCGTAAGAGAAACAAGCAGCTAGAAATATAAAATGGTGTCGGCTAGAAACTGGTCACGGCGACCTTGAACAATATTGTTCTTAACCGTGGGGGGACTTAGACCAGACTGTCTCGTGTTCAGCACATAGGTTCTACCGCCCTCACTGCGTTCGGTTGCTACCAGTCGACACGTAGACACACTGGTGAGCCAACTTAAAGTACCCCCGTAAAAGAACAGTCAATAAACATTTATTACATTTATCCAACACATCCAGCAGCCGGAAAACACGCTCCAAAAAGAGCGGCGGAATCGTCCCCCAGCCCCCTCGACCCACCAGTTATCCACAACCTGTGAACAAACCTGTGGACACACAAAACCACTCACAGTGACCACCCCACCTCAAGAGCAAAAGAGTGAAAACATACAGGCACGATAATACGTATATATACCCCCCTGTGCCTCGGCATAGGTCCGGTTCGCGTTCGCCAGACTCACAACACACGACAACATCGAACACGTGCCCGCCATCATCGAAACATTCAACTAACCGGCCACCATCTACCGGCCCACCTACCCGCCAACACACGAAAAGGTATCCGGCACCTAGCTCTAGTAGTTATCGCGAGTAGTCGCCTATCTGTCTCTCATCTGTCTCTCACTTGTCGTTATCCTTATATATGGGTATGTAGCTCTATCGTGTGAGTGTGTCATATGTCACAAAATTAGTACTTGACAATAGTGAACTATTGCGGGTATCTTGAATCGTGTAGGGCATAAGCTCTACTAAACGATAGGGGAAAATATGAGAGATTCACTTACCGAAGAATCACTAGAAAAGGTTTACGGTAAAAAGGTAGATGGTAGCTTTTACACTGCCACTATTTATACCGATAGTTTTACCGGTAGGAAATGCGCGGTAGGTTCTACTGTTACCGGCTCGCGTTTCGAATTGGTGGAATATGGCGATAGTGTTCACGTATATATAGAACCTTTTCGGCCTTTTATGGAATCGTGTTCTATTGTTGAGATGGTTACACGTTTAACTAGTCCGGTGGTGGCGTGATGCGGTCCGAAATTGTTGGGTTGAATGGCGAGCTACTTTTAGAGTGTGATGGGTGCTTTTGGCACGTGCCGTTATTGGTGGCGCGTACTTTTAAAGATGGATGGGACTCTGGCGAAATGGTGGCCGGTAGGTATTGCCGCGAATGTTGCGAGATTATCGACGATGAAAAGGCCCTACCGAATATGTCTAGCGGCTACCGTCGTTTAGGTATTCAGTGTGAGTGCTCTAAGTGTGGCGCGGCATGATGCTACAAAATGAGTCCGGGGAAATGGTGGAACTAGTTGAGTGTGATTATTGCGACAAGTTGCAATATCCGGCATCGTTGCATCGTTTCACTTATCATAGTAAATGGGTAAACGGCACGGTATCGGCGGCAATTTGCCAGACTTGCGCGGAACATTACGCACGGAATGTCTAAAGGTTAGGCGCGTTAGCGCCTACCTTGCCCACTTGACAATAGCTTAATAGTTGGTTATTGTTGGGTGGGTAGGGTATAAGCTCTACAACTAGACAAGGGGAAATATCATGAGTAACAACAATTCGGCGCGAGATTACGCGCTACTTATTAAGGCCGAAATAGTCGCGTTAGATACTCTTTTAGAGTGTTGGGGTGACATTGCCGGTATATCTAATGAAGAAAAAGATGCACTAGCCGAAGATACGCTATCCGAAGTGAATGACGCGTTAGCCGCGTTAGAACTTGAATGGCCCGAATACGATGATGCCGATATTGTAGGCGATTACTTGAACGGCACGTGCCTAAGTTTAGATATCTGGCGGAAAGTGGGTGACAGTGATGGGGCTACACGTATCGAAATACTGAGAACGTGTGGCGGCCCGCGTTGCGACATTTTGCGCGACAGTGACGACGGTAGCATTGTTGAAATTCGGGTTTATTGTGGCAGTGATTCTCACACGTTGCGGGTAAATGCCGGGACCCTTGCCGATTACCTTGACACTATGGCGGGGGGGTTCTAATGAAGAATCTATTTTTAGAGCACGATATTTTAGAGCTACGTGCCGCGCAACGGTCCGAACAAATACGCTCTAAAGAGTTCCGCGGGGCGTTTAGTTTCGCGTTGTTCACTTTTCCGGCTACGGCCTTTATTGCGATTATTTGCGCAAACTATGACGGGCCAGAACGGGCCGGAATACTGGTAATGATGTTCACGGCTTGCACGTTTACTATGGGTTTAGCGTTTTGGGCGGCCCGTGATACGTGGCGGGCCTTACGTGATGTTAGGTGGCGTATCGAAATACTGCTAGACAACGTGAACGAAACTATTTAGCATCTACGTGCTAGGGGCGGGGCCGCGTGGCCTTGACAATGTTCGCAACATTGCCGCCTACTACCGTCATTCTGGCGGGGAAATAAATAACGATAGGGGAAATATGAGAATAGAGATTAGTGGCGGCATTGCCGCGAATATGTTTAAGGCGTTAGATATTGCGCGGGGGCGTGACGCTATGCGCGTTGCGCTTACGGGCATTAATTGGGAAATAGTGGGCGGGGTTCATACCTTTACTACTACCGATAGCTACCGTTTGCATACCGTTTCGGTACCGGACCTAGCGGCCACGTATGACGATAGCGTTTTATTGTCTGGCGATATTGTTAAGGCCGCGCAAGATGCCGCTAAGGCCGCGGGGAAAAATGGCACGGTAGTTTTAGAACGTGACTCTATTTATGATGTGCCGGTTTATAGGGTTTATGGTACGAATAATGAAATTGCGAATTCTGGCGTGATTCATTCATGGCCCGTTTTCGTGATAGGTCACGAATTTCCGGCATGCCGTAGCATTATTGATGGTTCAACAGATATAGAGCTACCGGCATTGTTTAACGGTAAATATCTGGCGGGCCTTATTGATGCGGCAACATTGTGGGCCGGTAAAGATAGGCCGATTACCGTGGAAACTATTCACGCGACTAAACCTAGCCGCGTTACTGCTAGTAACGATTACGGCACGTTTACCGGTTTAGTGATGCCGCAACGCGGGGGGAAATAATGTCTAGTTTGCATAGGGCAGATAGTTTTCCGTACCTTTTAACGTTAGGTGATGCTTACGGCATTGCGAAACGGGTCCAATTTTCCAATATGGCCGCGGCGGAACAATGCGCTAGTGCCTATTTAGGCCGTGAGTGGGGCGATACTAGGGAAATTAGTGTTGCCACGTTCTACAAATTGGGACCTGATAACGAATGGGTATTCGATGGGGAAATGGAATTCTAATATGAACATTCATAATGTTATGGCAGATATTGCCGCGGATATTTTGCGGCCCGTGACGTTGCCGGTATGCCAGGGGTGCCGAAACGCTACTGCTACCGCGTACGCGGTATGGCATTTCAGTAACGCGGGCCAGATAGGTGACGCGGGCGGGGCGTATCTATGCGCGGAATGTCAAAATAAGTTAGAGCTATCTGGCGCGAAAATAGTTTACAAGTAGGGCTAGGTTCACGCGGGGCCGCGGGGCCGTTACAAGTGTTCGCCACACTTGCCGCGTACTATACCCTTGCCAATTCCGGCAATGGTATTTATATGAATAGGGGCTATATGAAATTGTTAGAGCAAGCTACAAGAAAAGATAAGGACCGTAGAGTCACGTTCAATTTTACGGGGCCTATCGTCGATGGTACGGCGAAAAGAGTTAGGGTTACGGCATCGTATGACGCGGAATATAAGCGTTATGAGGCCCGTGTTATGGGTCCTATCGATGTTGAGTTTCGGCCAGGCATACAAATTGAGTCATATATGTTGTATGACGTACCTAACGCCACTATTTTCCGCGTGAACGTTAATCGTTACGGTGCTAAAAGTTTCGAACAGTTCATTGCGGCATTGCACGATGTT